TTAAGCAGTAACTGTATCAGCAGCTAATACTTTGAAGACTTTTGCTTCTTCCAAACGTCCTGCACCACAAGAGATCTCGTAGTAAACTTGTTTAGAATAAGATTTGTCTTTACGTTCATCGATACGCAAGAACAATTCTTCTAACATACCGAAGCAAACGCCGGTTTTGTGATAGCCATAACATTCGGCATTATCGCCGCTTTTTGTGATAATACCGTCCGGCAACCACTTAAATTTGAAGCCCAAGAAGGTGTTAATATCGCCGGAAACCAAAGCACGAACAGAGTTATAATCTGCGGAAGTTGCTTCGGTTGTGCCTAACAACTGTTCTTTTTGAGCAGCTCCACCGGCAAAATATCTGTCGCCGGCAGGAATGCCTTTAGCGTCAAATTCTTTCGCAAGACGGCGTAATTTAGCACAGTTCAAACCTGCACCGCCTAAATCGGCAGCGATAACGTTTGCTTCGGGGAAAGAAACGGCGGTTTCTCCGTTTTCTCCACGATAAGCAACACCACCGAAAGCACCATAAATCACGGTGTCAATTTGCACACCAACAGCAGATTGAACACAGATTGAAGCCATAGACATCGGATCGGCTAAAGTTTGCAAGTTCAATGTGCGATCGAGCAAACGTGCGTCGTGATATGTCTTCATATCAATACGAGTTCTGCCCAAGTTAGGATCATTTGCCGGAGTATCGACATTTGTTCCTTCTTTAGCGGTCATCGACCAGTTACCGATCTGATCTTGATAAATAGATTTTCCTGTAAAGTCAGTTCTGACAAATACAGTATCGTAGAGCACAGACTTTTCTTGACGAGCCAAAGGCAGGATCACCGCAGAATAAGCCTGATCTCTAATTACATATTGTGAATTTTCAGCCATTTTTGTAATTCCTTTTAAATTAAGTTAAAAAAAAATCGCAGGAGATTATCTCTTGCGACACTTTGATTTGCCTTGTCCGAGTGATCGGGGGCTTATTTTTTTCGGGGGCTTTTGGCTTATCCCTGCATTTGCATTAAGGACAAAACATAATTAACACGGGCTTTTCTTTCCTGTTCGGAAACAAAGCTCTTGTTGTTCTGTTTGCACCAAGCCGGATCATTTCGCTTATTGCGAGATCCTGCCCAATATGCGTCCTCTGGGTCGTTCATTATTCGATCAAGCTCCGCTTTAGCTTCGGAAGGGGTTTTCGTAAATCCGGAAACTTGTCCTTCCATTCCACCGAGCGAGCCCTCGGATATGTTGTCGCCCATTCGTGCAAGCAACTTTATAAACTTTGCGTCATTGCCGATTTTATCCAAGAAGTATTTGTAATCCTCTTGGTTTTCGCTCATTTTTTCGAGGTATTTATTAGCCTTCGACATATTCTCGGGATATTTCAATCCCCATTCTTGCTTCAAAGCAGTTTCGGCAGCATTTTTCGCAACTTCTGCTTCTTGTTTCTTTAAGGCTTCATAATTGGAAAATTCGCTCAAGTGTGCGTCTAGCAGCTTTTGAGCAACTGTCGGCGAAATATGGTTTTGTTTCATCAAATCCTTAAAACCCGTCAAGTCTGCACCGTCGGGAGCTGTAAGCTCGTAACCTGTCGCAGCGTCGGGAACGCCGAAGGCTTTATCATACAAGCCCCAAGCGTTGACGTCGTTATCATCTTTTGGGATCGCAACTCGTCCTTGTCCCATTAGCCCTTGAAGCTCTAAATAGCTTTTAGCTAATTTATTAACATCTCCGCCGAATTTTGTAATTGACGGATTGTTTTGATACTCAACAGATAGGGCAGAAGACAAATCATATCCGCTCGTTGTTGTGGTTGTCGCATTATCCGGCTGCCCTTCGGGAGCAGTTGTCAGCAATTCAGACATTATATATTCCTTTCGTAATATTCAGCGACTTGTTCCGGCAAGATGTCGCTTCGTTGCAAAGTTTTAATCATTAAAATCACGTCCCGTTTGCCGCCGGAATATGAAATTCGGTATGGATCGCTTGTATCTACCGGAGCGTTAAATCCGCAATAGTATTCCAAGAACTCCATAAATCTCGGGTGTTTTGCCGCAATATCTCGACACTCTGTCATAATATCGGCAACATAATTTTTATCTTTCAGCTTGTGAAGCTTTGGCATTTCGATCCCCTTCCGCTGCTGTTTTGTATGTTTGAGCCATAGTTTGAGCTTGAAGCATTTGTGCTTCTTGTGCTTGAGCTTGTGCTCTTGCTTCTCTCATCTTTTGAACTTCGGCGTCGCTGTTCAAAATCTTTGTAGAAACGCCGGATATATCGAAGATCTCATCAACGGCGGCGTCTGTATTAACTTTGTCCACCGCTTCGGGGTTAAATTGTGCAACCTGTGCAGCAATTCCCAACGCATTAACGATATTGTTTACTTCGCTTTGGCGTTGACTTTGAACAAGACGTCCGACAAACTTCACTTCAAAACTAGGATCGTTATGCATAACATCGGGCAGTCTCGGAAGTCGATTGTCTTCCCATAAAATAAAAACCACTTTTTCAATAAGTGGTTGTAATACATCATTCATAAAACGCCCGACCGCCGGACCGAGTGTTGTCATTTTTTCGCTCACTCGCTCCATAACTTCCGGAACTGTCATTTGTTTTGTCATTTCCGAAAAAGCGAGGAAGGTATTATAAAACATCTGATCTCGGATCTGTGTTTTGAAGTATTCCAACGTTTCAACGCTAAAATGAGGATTGCCGAAGTTTCCAATCGGGAAGATCTCATCTCTCGGGTTGAGCTGTCCTCTTTGATAGTAGTTGATAGCTCTCGGATTGAAGTTCGGAGTGCCAAGAAACACATCGTCCGGAAGTGCTATCGCCGGATCTGATTGTTTCATAGCAGAACGAAGCATTGTATCGGAAACGGCGTTTATCATTCTTGCGTGAGGAAGTGCCTTCATTGCCGGAGAATATCCATAAACAACTTGAGCACGCTTATAAAATCGGTGTGCAACGCAAGGCATAGAGTGAAAGCCGTCTTCTTTCATAATCTTTTTTGTTTTGGCGTCCACCCATACCATACGAACCGGCATATTGAGTTTATCCAACTTGTCCGGATCTCTCTCGTATCGAGTGCCAAAATAACAAATAAAATCAAATTTCTTGTCTTCGTTGCGTCCGGTGGCGTATGCTTCCTTAATTTCGTTTGAGCATTTGTCGCCAAAACGTGATAAGGCTTGCTCCGCTGTATATTCAAACTTCAAATAAAACTCAAAAGGACGCTCCCTTGCGTCCTCTGTTAAGTAAAGTTTTTGAATAGGTATGTTATAGAAGCGAACGGCGTCCGTTCTATCCTTTTCACACATAAGAGAAGCCGTCCCATACACACCGGAAGCCTTGTAAAATATCGGCATTTGATTATAAAAGTTTGATCGAGCAAGTGTCCAAAGCACTTCTTCGGTTACGTCCTGCATCCACGTTTTAACCTCGTCCAAGTCCCTTAATTCTCGGTTTGAGTGCTGCAAAAATAACCACTTCGAGCTATCCGGAGTTAAAAAGTTGCTCAATCCGGCAGCCATAACATCGGCACAATCGATCGAAGTTGTATCATATAATGCGTGGAGCTGCTGTCCTTTGCCTTTGCTCTCGGTTATATTTTCGCCTTCGACATAAAAATAATTATGAAGGATTTGATACATACTATCGAAAGTCTGTCTTGAGCTTTTAAGGCTTTCGCTATTCTTTATTATTTTTTCTGCTGATAAGTCTAGATCCATTTTGAACCCCCTTCGAGCTTTTACCTTTTCTCGCCCTTGCTGTCTTTTTCCAAAGATCCACATAATCGGCGTTGCGGTTAGCTTCCGCCTTGCGAATATGCTCGGCGTTTAATTTTTCTTGTTCCTCATTGTTCATATTAGCCACCCAATCGTTGAACACCACCGCCGGCAGTATCTCCGAGAAGTGTCCCTTGTCCTGCTTGTTTCTTCTTCTTGAAGTTTCCGAGTAGATTTTCGCCACCGCCCCAATTACGACCTAAACCGGAATTTTGCGAAATATCGGTAAAATCTGCGTTTCTGTTTGTGTTGGCGTCGTTGACGTGAGCCTTATCTGCTGCACTGTATGCTTGATAAGCACCGTCAACCATTCTTCCTTCGCCACGAGCAATCTTTGCTTCGGGAGAATCCGCACGGACTTTCTTTCCCCCAACGAACGCATACATAATTTTTTTAACACCCATATCAACCCCCTAACAATGTTTTCTTTTTGGTTGAAGTGCTCGCAGCTTCAGACGCTTCGCCCAATGCTGTCGTATAGTTTGTTTTTGTATCGTTTGCGTGAGTTGCTCGACGAGCAGCCGTCGCTTGAGCCTTTGACGTTGCTTCGGCGTTCTTTTGCTCTGCAATCAACGCTTGAGCTTGTCGTTCTTGTTTTTTAGCTGCTTTTTTTTGGTCTTGCCCTGCTTTATAAGAGCTATATGCACCGGCAGCCGCCGCAGTTACCGCAGCCGCCGCAACGATTGTTGATACCGCCGCCATTTTTAAAATTCCTTCCATACTGAATATGATTTATACCCAAAGAAACGCCGCAATATATCGAGCGTCTTTTCGTCCCTATAACCGGCATTTGCTCCGATTTCGATTGATTGACACCCTAATTTTCGGGCGTAGCTTTCAACATTTTTAATCATTGATTTGAACAACCCGAGAGATCCTCTCGCTTCCGGCAATATATACATAAAGGCTTCACAAAAAGCCGTTCCACCTCGCATATCATCAATAACCATAAAAGCAAACATTGCCTTTCCGTCCTCATCTTCAAAGATCTTGAAGTTTCCGGCGTCGTTCATTTGCTTATAAAAAGAAACAAAGCTCGGAAATTCTCCGAGCTCGCCTTTTACAATATCAACCCAATGATCTATTCGCTGCACAACTTCGTCGTGCTGTTCATACAATACCCAGTTTGTCATTTATTCCCCCTTAATATCCGGCAATACCAAACAATGATGTTGGTTGTGCGTTCTGTTCCCTAATTCTTCGAATGTGCGTCATATAGCTTTGTTTAGCATTTACTGGAGCTCTTGCGACTTGCTCCGTCATAGCGAAAGCGTCCACAAGGTCGATATATTCGCTTTTGATTGCGTCCCTCGTTACGCCGGCAAGCTCCGACTTAAATTCTCCGAGCCAATCGGCTTCATCGGGGAAAAATATCGTGTGAGCTTTAAAGCGTGGTTGTAATAGCTTAATTCTTTCAAGCTTGCTTCCTTGTTTGGCGTGTTCAAGCGGAATAACATTGAAAAATACATTTCTTCGCTGCATTTCCGCCATAAGAAACGGCTTCATAACCTGTTCCCACCAACCCTTCTCAATATAGAAGTCTTTAAGCGAATACTTGATAACCATATCGAAGATAACATCAATCATCTTCGCACTATCCCAACGCCCATATTTACAGTTGAGTAAAAACCAATGATTGTCAGCGTCAACGCCCGTCAATGTGATTGCACGATAACAACTTTCCGGATTAGGCGACGAAGCCGGATCAAGACAAGCAAACAAATTGCAACGCTTGATAAGATCCTCTTGACTATGCCTTGAATAATACCGGAAGTCGTCCTCACTAAAACAACGGCTTTCATCAGCAACAGCAACACACATCTTTTCCGACATCCATATATCGAGCTTACCCATACGGGCGAAATTCTCCCTTTCGGCGATAATTTCTTCGTAAGTGTGGCGTCCTTGCCAAGTTGGGACGTTATCCTTCATTATCGGAACACGAATAACCTTAAACCGTAGATTGTCGGCGTTGTTAATCGTCTTTTCAATGCAACAACGCTCCCCGAGATTGTTTCCAATAAAGAAAATGCGAGTATGTGAGCCCAAAAACACAATATCCGACAAAAACCAGTCCCAATCGTTCGTTGTAACGGTTTCGGATCTTGCGTCGTCGTTATCCTGTATATCGTCTAAAATAATGATTTTCGGGCGTCTGTCGAGGTTGTTTAGTCCACGAATACCCGTTCCTTTACCGTATGCTTCGATCCGGACATTGATTATTTCGCCGTATTCGTTAAGCACATCAACCGAAAATACTTTGTTGTTTTCTTCTTTTATAGCAACGAGATTGTGTCTTACAAGCGGATTTGACTTGTATTCGGTTATAATATCCTTGAGCTTATTTGAAGCCGTCGTTTGATTTTGCTTGATAATAACAATAAAATCTCGGCTTTTGTCCGGATAAGCCAAACAATGAAGCGGAAATGCACGCAAAGCATACGAGCTTTTACCGCTTTCTCGAAACATCTCGATTGCAACGTGGCTTGTTTCGTGCAGCAGTAAGTCCGATAATTCAAAATGAAAGCCGGCAGGCTCGCACTCATACTTCGGATCATTAGCAAGAACAACATCACGGAAGGCGACAAGACTTGTCCGGAGTGCGTGTATTACTTCACTTGTTAGATTTACGCTCATATTTTTTAGCCTTTTCTTCGGTGTTCTTATCAAACAAAGAATATCCGGTTATATTAACATCATTTACGACTTTATCCGTCCATTTATGATTTTTGAGCCAAAAGATCGCACCGGTTGCCGACGTTCCTCGCAAGAGTTGTTCTTCGGCGTAACTCTCCATAAATAGAATTGCCCTTTTTATTATGTAAGTAAACTCGGGTTTTTCCTTATAATCATAAATGCTTTGTCGGCTATCAAAGCCCAAGTGGAGAGCAAGTCCGGAGATTGTCGGCGGTTGATTGGGTCTTAATTTGCTAATATAGTCATAAATAGCGTTTTCTAATTCTTTGGGCGTCTTATATTTCAAAGGTCTTCCTGTTTTCATTTGCAATTATCCTTTCGGGTTGCAGAAAAAGAAAGGCAGGTTTTAGCCTGCCATATTCTCGCCTTTTATGGTTAAGTGCACAAAATTAGGTTTTCCTCGAAGCTGCTCAAGCAAAAAGTCTATTTTATGGTTGGCTTCTTCTTGAATATTTTTAATTTCATCATTGATCGCCAACACTTCCGGCAAACGCTCGGCGGCTTTTTCTTCTGTTTCAAAGCATAAAGAAGCTAAATGCACGAGATAAACACCTTCTTCGGTTTTAATGCCGTAAGTATCGAAGCCGTCTTCGTTCACACTATAACCAACAACAACGCCGCAACCGGTTTTTCTGTTTGTTGTATCAATATAATATATTTTATTCCCCAACATTTCCGGCTTCTCCGTTAGCGTTTTCTTTTTCTCCTTCATTGACTGGAGCTTTCTCCGGATCTTTGTCGGCTTCCTTTGCTGCCTTTACTGCTTCAATAGCTTTTTCGGCGTCGATAATCTCGGCTTTCAATGTTTCAATTCTCTTATTGTGATAGCTAGGAATTTTCAACTCTTTCGCTTTTGCACGAATAACAGCTTCATCTTCAACGGAGATAACTTCCGGAGTTGTGATTGTTGTTCCTTCCGGAGCTTCGCCTTCTTCGGCGGTTACCGGAGTTACACATTTACCGAATTGATGAATATCCCCTTTATATTCGAAGATTTCGCCGACTTTGATTTCAGTTTTGCCGTCCGGTAATACCAGATTGTGGTTAGCTTTCAATAACATTTTGTTTCCTTTCGGTTGAGTTAGTTTAAGATTGTGGTTGCGGATCTCGGAGTTGCACCGGAATTTTCGGGTATGAGCCGAACGTGATACTTTTTCACTAATCCGCCGGAGTTAGTCTTGCCAAGTTCTCGCCTTTACTGCCCACATTTGAGCGGTTTGAATTTCTGTAATTGCGATTGAACATAAGCGTTTTTGCTCGTTGGAGCTGCTTTCAGCCCTCAAAGCGTCCATATTGTCGATAAGATCAGCGAATTTTTGCTTCATTTCGTCAACATCAGAAATTGCACTAGGATTAAATTTAATACCAACAGCAGCCTGTCCGTATGTAAGAGTTTGTTTTTCGCTCATTTTATTACTTTCATAAAAAAAAGCCCACCGGATAAGTGGGCTATCGATAAACTAGGTATGGTTTTAATAATTAAAAAAAGGAGAAAACCTTTCTTATAATCGCAAGAGCCAATTTTTCGCACGACATCTCACGATTATATCAAATTATATAGCATATTTTTTCAAAAATGTTGCATACAAAATTGTTGCAAGATGTTGCAAAGTGTTGCAAATTTGCAACATATCGTTAATTTTTGGTTAAAATAGTCTTCAATCCGTCTTGAAAAGTCCGCCAAAGCGTCGTTCGATACAATTCCCGATCCGCAAATTTACGTTGGCAAAGATGACGTGCAATTCGTTTCCACCCCATATTTCGACAACGGCAACGGATTATTTCACGCTCAAGCAGGCTAACGCAAGGCAGCCAGTTAAACATAACCATATTCCAAATTTCCAAATCTTCGGCGGTTGCATATTGAAGGCGAGGATCTTCCGCCAAATCGTCCAAAGATCGGAGCGTATCGGGTATATCAACAACAGAACCGAGAGTTGAACCTCTTGTTTTGTTAGCAAACACAGGTGGAAGAAGGCGATCAATTTCAAAAGCCCTTCTTATAACTTCTTCAATCTCTTTTGTTGTGCTATATTTCATTTATCCCCCTTGTCGATGACTGCGTCCGTTCAATTCAAAAATCAAAGCCCCACCGGACAAACGATCATAAATTCGCTGCCCTAAAATCTTTTGCAATTCCTCAATAGTGTTGTTGGATATAACAATCGTCGGCAGCATATCATTATAACGAGTATTGAATATCTCGTATAATTCCGTTCTTTCGCTGTCGCTCCCGTATTGCACACCGACTTCATCAATAATTAAAAGCGGAGTTTTGCAATAAATATCCATATTCGAGATCTCCGGATCTTTCCAACTCAACTTTATGTTATCGATCATTTCTTTTGCTGTGCCGTAATAAACCTTGTCAAAGCGATAATATTCGGTGTCGGAGTGTTGCCAACGATCGGCTATTGTGTTCATAATAGCGTAAGCGAGATGTGTTTTTCCCGTGCCTACGCCGCCAAGAATAACGATGTTTCGATCAAATCCATTTTTGCAGCCGGATAAAAGAGCTTCAACAACTCTTTTTTGTTCTCCAGTTGAACAAGTGTAATTGTCGAATGAAGCAGCCGCAAATCTTTTATTAACTTTCATCATAGCGGAATATCCTTTCCATAAGTGCCGGAAGCTACACCGGTTTTTAACGGTATGAGGTTTTTAGCAGCTCGAAGCGTTCTTTCTTTACTGTCCCAAGTTATGAGTTTTTGCTTCCAATTTTTAACCTTTTTCCCTTCGCTGTCGATCCAATTACCGGCTTCGAAGTAGTTTATGAATTTTTGAGCGTCCACCATAAGAGATTTCTCGTCAATGTAAGCCTGCACTTGTTCTTTTGTCGGTGGAGTGAATACAATTCTCGGTTTTTTATTAGCGATCCAATCTTCGAGGTCGATTTCTTTTTCTTTTTTGATACCCTTTAGGGTATCTTTTTCTTTTACTTCTTGTTTCTTACTTCCTGTTTCTTTATCTTGAAAGGATTGTCCTCTTTGACCTTCCTTTGAATTTTCTTGACTTGTTTTGACCTCGTTTGACCTGTTTTGACCTTGTTTGACCTCTTTATGTTGATTTTGACCGGTTGGATTATGGTTTCCACCTCTTTTTTCTTCTTTGTCCAAACTTGGCTTAATTGCTCCAACAAGAGCAGCAATAACCGGATCTTCGGGCTCGATACCCTCAAATACATAGCTTGTTATTGCGTCATAAAATTTAAGACGCAAATCGTCCGGCAGTTTATCGGCTACCGTCTTAAAATTTTTGAAAAATAAAAACTTATCCTTCATTTGTTTGACTTTCTCCTTTCTTAAATAATTTTTCGAACGATGTGCGAAGATCGCTCTTTTGTGGAGAATAAACTCCCCATTTTTGCAAAACCTGCTTAAACTCGTCAAAAGTTCTCACTTCCTCAAAGCCAAATCCGGCAGCTTCTGCATACCTTTTAAATTCGGCTTGATCCGGCGAAAGCCTGTTCTTGCCAAACTTAAATTCTATCCAACAAAGAGGGCTTCCGTTTTTTGATAACAGATAGTCCGGAGATCCGGCACGAAGCCCCATTCGCTGCATTCTCTTTCCTTCCCAATATGTTCGCTTTCCTTCGTTGGGAATATGTATCAAATCAAATTTTCTATGCTCGCCAAAAGTTCGATCAAACCAAGCAACGCAGGCAATACAAAGATCATCTTCCGAATTAACGGCGACGCCATTAACAAAAGTTAGATTGGCGATAGGCTTTAATGTCCTGTATTCAACCGCCGTCATTCTTTGGAAGATGTCTTTTTTCATTTACCCACCTCATTAAATCTTTGCATATACATTTCATACATCAACGCCGGAGGGCATTTTCTAAACAAGCAAACGCTCCCGTGAGCACCACCTGCCCATACAGTCCCGTCATTATCAAAAGAAATTGACGGCTCGCCATAAATTCCTTCTTCTCTTGGGGCGTATATACAAGTGCTTGATATGTTGGCTCCGACAGCAACAACAAAATCGCTCCAATCTTTAATTTGAGTGATTGTTTCCATTTCGGAAATAGCTTCCACTCTCTCTTTGAGCTGTTTATTTTCTGTCTTTAATATATTTTTTTCATTAAGTAATTTAGTAACAATGCGGCAAGCTATATCATAATCCATCGGTTTTCTGTAAAAAGATTGAATACAGCTTTCTAATTTTGCCTTCTCTTTTTGTGTTTTTTTGAGTTTATTTTTAATTTTATTGAAATCGGAAAGGCAAACCCAGTCTTCGTCTTCGTAGTTCAGCATAAATTTTTTTTTCAATTTCATTGTTTGTTATCCTCAATACCTAGAATTTTATATACCGCCTTCATTTGCTCTAAAGAGGGTTTTTTTCTACATCTATGAATTAGATCCCAAAGCATTTTTTCCGCAATCTTATAATCTCTTGCGGTTTGTTCACTTGAATACAATTTGCCGTGCGGATATTCGCAACGACAAAGAATTTCTTTATCAAATTTTAAATTCCACTTCTCTATCGTGTAGTAAATTCTACCGACTTTGACTATTTTTGAATAAAAGCCTTTATCTCTGTGGTCGTCTGGTTCAAACCAAACTGTCTGCCCTAAAACGAAACATTCTCCAGTCATCACGCTTCCCCTTCCAAACAATCGGAAATATCCACACCCATTTTTTCACAAGCGACAATAATATCGTTGATACGCCACTTTGGAATTGAATTTTTCCACGAATAAATTGTTGATAATGGAATATTCATCGCTTTTGCGAGTGCGTAAAGTGTTACTTTTTTCTTGAGTTTTTTTAGATTTAACATTGTTCAGAACTCCTTTTTTAATGAATATTACGAAAAACGAAACAGAAAGTCAAGCATTTTTATTTCGTTTTTTGAAATATCTTAAAACTTGACTTTTTTCAAAAAATGTATTACGATTTTCGTTATGACAGGAAATAAAGAAATACATTGGTTAACACGCAGATTAAACGAGCTCGGAAAAAGTAAGCGACAGCTCGCAATTTTGCTTGAAGTAAATCCGGCAAGAATGAATGATCTTGAAAATGGTATTTGGCGTTTTCAAGCGTCGCATATTCGCAAAGCTGCCGAATTTTTAGAGTTTGATCGAACGGCTTTTCTTGACTTCGTTTCCGGAGATATAACAGAAGACGAGCTTTGGAGTAGCAAACCACCGGTTCAAATAAGCGAAGAAGATCTTGTTTTGCTCAAAGCCGTAAAATCGATCGCAGCACGCCCAACGACAGAGGAAAAAACTCCGGATAATGCTCAATCGCAACCGATACAGACAGCAAAGGGACAAGAAAGATGAGATATAAAACAGACATATTTCTTGCGACAATGCTTTCTTTTTGGTTTTTTGCCGCAATACTTTTATTCGGTTGGACATTTGTTATAATAGCTCTTTCTTTTATGTTTGTTTATGGGATTGGGAAATCATTTAACAAAGGCGGAAAAGATTATTTTATAAAATCTTTTTGTGCCGCTTTTGTTGTTGCTGCTGCTCTCGCTTCGCTGCTTTATGCCGGATTACATTCCTTTTGTGAGTTTCCGGAAGAAATTCCCCATATCATACATAATATAATAGACGACTATATCGTCGCTATATTCGGATCTTCTATTCCTGCCGCCTTATTGGCAACATATACACACGCAAAATTTGCTGATAAAAGACAATAATTTTTTTATTTTCTCCACACAAAATTCGCCTTCGGGCGATTTTTTTTATGCAAAAACGGAAAAAGTTTCGTTTTTTGTAATTTTTTTTGTTCTTATTTTTCAATGACTTATTTCTAAAATAAAAAAATATTTCAAAAATCGAAATATTTTCTCTTGACTTTATGTTTCGTTTTTCGTAATATCAATATATCGATAAACGAAAGGAGAAAATTTTAATGCTAACAACAGAACAGAAAGTAAAAGCCTTCGACTTGTTTTTGAAACAGGTTGAAGACAACATCGAAAACGAAATTCCAAAATGGCTCGAAGAAAACCCGTATTGGGAAATTGACGGCGACGACGGACGTCCGGCTTATTGTCCACGCACAACCGAAGCCGACGCAAGAGAAGCACTTATTGAAAGTTTTACGTATCAAGGCGAGGAACTCGGATATAGCGACTTCTTCGAATATGTCATTTATTGCATATACGGCGAGCCAATGAGTAAAACAAACAAATTCCGTGAAACAAAAGAAGAAGCTCCAAAGGTTGAGAAAAAAGAAGAAGTCAATCCTATGGAAACAATCCTTAAAGGACAAAAGCAAATGCTCGATATGATGTTTGCTCCATTAGAACAAACAATCGAAAGGGCTTCAAAATGAGAGAAACAATAAAGGAAATAATCGGCGGAATATTCTTTTGCCTATTTATGCTCGGGGCGATTGGAATGATCAGTATATCCGACGCAATAGATCAAACAATTATAGAGATGAGAGGTAACTAATGATCGATTTGGACGATATAATCGAATTTATCTGTGGTGTTGTTGTCGTATTTGGCGTAATTTTCACAGTTTACAATATCCACGAATACAACGAAGGCTTCGATAGGTGTCAACAACTTCTCGATGAAGTTCATCAAAACTTGGACACTTTGGGAAACGAAATTCAAATTTTAAGCGAAAAAATGGGGGTGGATTATGAGTAAAGAAATTTTCAATCAATATATTAAAGACCTTAAAGCAAAAAAGAAAAAAGACGACCGTAATAATTGGGTTGACGCTAATCCGTGGGCTTCCGAAAAAGATCTGACTTTTTGGGTAGATTGTTGGAACAAGCTCGAGCAAATCGGATTAAAATTCGACGGCAAGCATATTACAATCGATGTTAATGGTTTAAATTTCGATTATGTCGCATACAAAAATAAAATGCTGCTCGCTTATCCGGAAAGCAAAATTGATGTTGAGCTTGTATATAAAGGCGACGACTTCTCTTTCAACAAAGAAAACGGCGTTATCACTTATTCGCACACCTTCAAAAATCCGTTCGAACACAAGGACGCAGATATTATCGGCGGATATTGTGTCATAAAAAATAAACGTGGAGAATTTTTAACAACATTATCAACAGAAGAAATCGAAAAGGCTCGTAAGGTTGCTAAAACACAGACCATTTGGAAGCAATGGTATTCTGATATGTGCAAAAAGACCGTTGTTAAAAAAGCCGTAAAATTCCACTTTGACGACGTTTACGCCGAAATGGAAGAAGAAGACAACCGCAATTATGATCTCGATAAGATCGAAGCTCCGGAAGATAATTCTTTATCGGAAGCATTAAAAAATGCGGTTACTCAAGCAAAAGACATCAAAGCACTAAAAGCAATCTACGACAGAGAATACAACGGACTTAAAACGGCAGCATTAAAAGCCGAGTTCGCTTCTCTCTGCACTTTAAGAAAAGGAGAATTGAACAATGCAAATTCATAATTTTGAACAACACTCCGAAGAATGGTTCGCTATCCGCTGCGGCAAATTTACCGCAAGCAATGCCGGAACAGTTGCCACCGCCGGAACAGGGCTTGAAACATTATGTTTTGAAATTGTCGGCGAGATCCTAACCAAGAAGAAGAAAGAAACTTTCAAATCTCCGGCAATGGAGCAAGGAAACGCTCTCGAAGCAATCGCTCGCACACTGTTTGAGTTCAAGACCGGTTACACCGTGAAGGAAGTCGGCTTTGTAGAGTTCGACGAGTTGGAAGGCTCAAGCCCCGACGGCATTATTGAGCTTGAAGACGGAGAAATAACCGGCGTTGAGTTTAAGTGTCCTCAAGACAACACATACGCAAAACTACTGTTCGACCGCAAGATCAAGCCGGAATACTACGCTCAAATGCAAATGCAGATGAAACATCTCGGAGCGAAACGTTGGTTTTATGCGGTTTATAATCAAAACTTCGAAGAAGAAATGGTAATTATGGAAGTTGCCTTCGATCCGGAGTTCATCGAGAAACTTCAAAAAGGGCTTGATAAAGGCAAGGCAAGAGTTCGAGAAATTCTCGCTCAAATCGGAGCAAATGCAAATGCCTAAAAATGACATCTTAAATATGGCGGATTGGGCTCGCTACGTCGAAGCTATGAATAACAAACTCCAAATGAAATTCAAATCCTTTGAAATTCAAACAAAGGAAATCAAAGACAGCGTAAGCCGAGCCCAACAAAGTTATTTATTTAGCGTCATATATCCGAGATTAAAAGAGGGCTTAATTCACGCCGGATATGATATCCGCTCCCTCGAAGAAGACGAGTTCGATTATTTTATGCGTGAAATGTTTTATTACAAAGTCGTCAAAACAAGCAAGGGCGAAAAGAAAATTCCCAAAAGACTTTGTTTTACAAAAGGCAAGAAGGACGAAGTAAGTCTTTACATCACGGATTTATTAAACTTTGCGAGCAGGCTCGGGGTTTATATCCCGTCAAGCTCCGGAACTGATTTTATTGTATAGGGGGTAAAATGAGCAGAAGAAAGTCAAAAACAACGGTTATAAATCTTCTCAACGGAAAGCAAATCCGGATTATCAAAAAGGAAGTCGTCGAAATTCAAGAGCAAAGGACACTATTTGGGGGGGTATTGACGTCGTTGTGATAATGCGATCCGGTTGGCAATACATAGCCGGAGAAACAAAACAATCTTTGTTAACAAAAATCTATAATTGAAAGGAAAAAACAATGAATGAGGATAGAGAACAAGAAATAAAGGAAGGTTTTAACAAAAGCATTGAACTTTTATCCAAAATAAAAGGGGAAGTAAAAGCGTATATGTTGCTTGCTTTAACAGACGATCCGTCTAGCGACGGCGATAAAAATAGCGTGCACGGTGTCAATGCATCAGGCGGAAAAATGAAGCATTTAGTTACACTTTTCAATAATATACCCAAACAAATTAAAACTGCGGCGGCGGCAAAAAGCTTGATTGATGTTATGAAAACAATTGAAGGAGAGGTTGAGAAAAATGACAGTAACCGAGCAGATGAAAGCCGTTCGGCGTGAAATAGACTATCGTAAGCGTTTATATCCGAAATGGGTTGCCGAAGGCAGAATGACACAACAAGAAGCCAATTATCAAATTGAAGTTATGGAGCAAGTTCTTTGCACCTTAAACACCGTCCACAACTTTGTTGTAGGCGTAACCACCACAGACAGAAAGGTTTTATAATGTCAGACACACAATCAATCATAGAAAAAATTAAAAATGCAGCCAAAAGCAACGGTTATCAGTTGACGGACAATGTCGAAAAGATAGCCCGTGCGAAAAACGCCTTCTTCGGATCTACAAAATGGGCACGCTGCCCTTGCGATCCGGAAAGCGACAGAGCTTGTATTTCTAAACGCTGCCGGCAGGATATAGCCGATCACGGTGTTTGTCATTGCAACCTATACAAGAAAGGGGCTTGAAATGTGGTTTCGAAATCTAACAGTTGCAATTTTATTATTGTGTTTTTGTTGGCTGTTTAAGCCAATTTTTACGGCGGTGTTAAGATCCGTTAAAAAAGTGAAAAATGATATTAAAAAAACTAAATGAAAGGAAAAACAATGAATGAAACAAAATTAGCTTTAGCCGGCGTTACTGCATTAGGTTTGATCATAACCGCTTGCAATCTGTGGGGCTCAAATGATTATGCCGAATACAAAATTCGTCAAGCTGCCGGATCGGGAGAAATGACTATTATTACCGAAGCCGGTATGTATTGGGACGGTTTCGCTGATATTTCAAATTATAGAGTTTCCGGAGATATTGACTTTGAAGAAGTAACGACAATGTCGGACGGTGCAAAGGTTACATTTTCCGGAAGTGTTAAGTTCCGTTTACCTAGCGACGAAGCAACACGCTTAAAACTTCATAAAGATTTTGGTTCTTATGACAATGTTGTTGAAAACCTTATCAAGAAAAATACTATTGATGTTCTTTCAAACAAAACCGCTCCTATGTTTACAGCTTCCGACACATATTCGGCACGCAAACCGGAGATTGCTCGAGTTCTCGAAGGACAACTCCAAAATGGAGCTTATGACGTATATTATGAAGAAGTAAAAATGCAAGACGGCACAAAATACCGTTTAGCAAAAGTAAGAACAGACGAAAGCGGAAAACCCAAAATTATCGGCAAAAATCTTTTGAGCGAATACGGGATCGAGATCCAACAAGTAGTTATGGGAGATCCTCGTCCGGAAGAAAAAATCTTAAAGATTATTGACGCTCAAAAAGAAGCCGAACAAAAAGCCGTTCTTGCTCGCTCTCAAGCTGAAAAAGCTCGTCAAGATACAATCACAATTACCGAACAAGGAAAAGCAGCTGTTGCACAAGCCGAAGCAGAAGCCAAAGCAAAGGCTATTATCGAAACAACCGAAGCGGCAAAGAATAGAGATGTATCTAAATTAAACGCCGAAAAGGCAGAATATGACGCTAAAAAAATTCTTGCCGAAGGTAAAGCACAAGCCGAAGCAAACCGCTTAAAAGTTTCTGCCGGTTTAACTCCACAAGAGAAAGCTGAATGGGATTATAAAACAAAAGTCGGTATTGCCCAAGCTGTCGCTTCTGTGAAATTCCCGAATAGTATGGTTATTTCCGGCGGTTCTGATAGCGGCTCGGTTAATCCGTTCGACGCTGTCGGATTAAAATCTTTGTATGACTTGTCAAACAAGATGTCGCAATAACTATATAGGGCGTCCTCGTAAAAGGTGGAAGTCCGGACTAGCTAGCGGTAGAGGATTAAAACACATAAGCCCAAAAATTTTTAATTAAGGAAGTAAAACAATGAAAATGAACGTTAAAGGAAATGACAACTTTCGCACTCCGGATCACGTTTTTAATCAGTTGAACAGTATATTCAATTTCACATTGGACGCCGCTTGCACTTTTGAAGATTGTAAATGTCCAAAAGGTTTTTATCACGATGAAGGTATTGACGCCTTAAAAATCTCGTGGGGGGGGGAGCGAGTGTTCTGCAATCCGCCATTTAGTCAAAAAGCCGCCTTTATTGAAAAGGCTTATAATGAAGTTATCAACGGAGATTGTCCGATCTGTGTTATGGTTTTGCCGAGCAACTGCCAAGACAGCAAAGCGTTTCAATCTTTCATTAAAAAGAACTTCTTTTATGAAACCTTATCCGGACGGGTTGCTTTTATTGATCCGGAAACAAAACAGCCAATGAAGGGCAACAACTCGGGAACAACTATTGTTTATTTCAAAAAGGATATAACAAGATGAACTTAAAAGTAAGATATTTATTCGAGAATTTACCGGAGCTAATATCCGATCCTTTGGATAGCGGCTTCGATGTTAGGGCTGCGGTGGATTTTCCCGTAAAAATACCACCAATGGGACGGGCAACTATTCCAACAGGGATCGCCGTTGAATTAGAGCCTATGTATAGCACAAGCGGACAATCTGTTGAGCTCCAAGTTCGCCCTCGCTCTGGACACACTATGCGAGGAATTGTCGCTCAATTTGGCACAATCGATCGAGGATATAGAGGGGAGATCTCAATAACAATCTTCAATTTCAACAACTACGAAGCCGAAATTCAACCTTTGGAACGTATCGCCCAACTTGTCGCTTGCCCTATATTCAAGCCGACACCGGTTAAGACAAGCATCTTATCCGAAACAAGTCGAGGAACAAAAGGCTTCGGCTCAACAGGGCTTAAATAA